GAATTCATTGGAGTTGCGTTTGCGCCCATGATTAGATCCTGTAGTTATCGTTAGTCAGAAATATCTTGATCTCTGGCTCTAGGAAAAACTTGGAGAGCATCTTCTGCTGCATCTCTTTGTCGCAGGTCAGAAAGCCCTTGTACTTACCGTCGAAGGTGCGGCCCTCATTGGCCAGCGTGAACATCTCGGATGGGACTGTTGCCACCAACCGGAATCCGTCCTTCTCTTTTGTGCCACCGGAGTTGCGTACCTGTAGAGCCTTCTCAGCGATAGTGTCGTGGATGATCTTAGGCACCTCACGCTTGATATAGGTCTTACCCTCGCTGGGCTGGTACTTCCAAGTGACGGCTATTCCGTCACCCCCGTAGTGCAAATCTCCGTTGCTCATTTGGAATCCTTATAATTGGGGTACTCGCCTAGCTTTCCCCCTTTTCTTATTTAGGCAGTTACATCTTCGGCTGGGTCAATGTTGACCAACATGCCATGCGCTTTTTCGGTATGAACCCTGAGACCCCAATCAACCGAGATCTGACGCTTCTCTGCCAGTCCAGTCTTGGCCAAGGTGTCCGTTCGATAGCCTTCGAGGTACGACATGGACACATACTCAGGATCCAAGAGAAAGGCTACAGCGTTGCCGTTCGAGTCGAATGGTTGCAGACGGTTAGGTACTAACTTGATCGTGCCGAAGTCAGATACCAGTACGTTCACAGAACTCAGGGCTGTCGCCTTAGAGTTGGCAGGTGCGCCTTGGTCAGACGTTAAGGTCGCAACGCGAGCCTCGTTGTCAAACATGTAAGACGACAACGCTCCGATAACGCCGGGGTTCGACATCATCGTGGTCACCTCACCACCTTCCTCGTAAACGCCTTGGATCGCGTCCTTCACCGCCTGAAATGACAGAGCCACGCCAGTGTCTTCGGTGTACTTCTGCGTAAGACCAGTAGTCATGTTATGACCGCCAGCGGTGGCAGTTGAGCCGTCACCGTTCATCACAGTAGTCTCGATCCACGAAGGCAATCCACCAGTCACACCAGCGACCGTGTCAGTGCCAGCTACAGACGCTTGGTTGTTCAGCGCAATAGCTTCTACATCGCGTCGGATCTGCTGGTTACCGCGAGTGATTCTATACGCCAATTCCTTTGTGCGCCCGACGACATCAGAAGCATCTGCTCGGTACGAAACCGCGATAACCTCGTCTGAGATCTGCGAGTGGTTACCCACACGAGCGCCAGTTGCCGCAGCAGCAGCCCCTGCATCTTGACCGTCAACGCGAGCGTTGGTTACGTCTGGAGCGCGTAATTCATCGACGATCCAATCGTACCGCTCGTTCTTGTGGGTCGTGCTGCCTACAAGATCAGTGAAGGGCAATGGGATCTTTGAAATATCAAAAATCTTCTGCATTACGTCTTCGTTGATGACACCGCCCTTGGCGATACTTTTTAAGTTAAAACTGTCAATGTTACCTGTTGCCATGATTACTCTCCCATGAACAGAGCGGCTACGGCGTCAGCCTGTGCCTCGCGTTTGTTCGCGCCTTTGGCATTCTTAGCTCGCTCAATTAGCTTATTAACTTTGCCGTTCTTACCATCTTTGACAAAGCGACCATTGGAGGCTCGTTGCATGTTTGGCGCTTTCTTGACCTTCTTGTTGGCAACTGTCTTGCCTTGGTCATATAGCCACGCCTTTCTCAGAACTTCGACATGTCGAGAGTGAATGACTTGGTTCAACTCATCGTCTTCAAATCCGTTAGAACGTGCGTATTCGACGATCTTATTAATATCGCCGCTCATCCGTTCCTCGTCTGCCCACGATGGGTTTTTCTCAATCATTATGGCGCGCTCGGACTGCATTACCTGCTGCCTCCACTGCGCCTCTTGCTCTGCCTCTCGCTCTTGCTCGACCCGCATCTGTTGTCCAAGCATTTGACCAGCTTGCTGCAACTCTTGGTTGCGTACCTCAAACTCTCTCTGCTTGGCAGTCCATTCAGCGGGATCACTGACGCGCAGACGATCCCAATCAATACTCTGGAATTCCTGCGTCAATTTGTTCTGCAACATTTCACCCAGGCCACGAATCTGCTGTAGCTGTTCTGAGTACTGTTGTGCAACTTGCGTCCTTTCAGACTCAAAGCTCTTGCGCTCTTCAGCTAACACCCTGGCCTTCTCATCGTTGGCCTTGTGAAACTGAGTACCCGCAATTGCTTCTTTCAAATCGACGGTTTCGGTCTTACCGTTCACTTTGAGGTTGATTAGGATGTCGCCGTCCTCTGAGAGGGTCAGCTTGTCCGCTTCTAGTCCAAGTTCTTCGGCTAAGGATGCGAGTCCATCGTCGTCATCGGTCTCTTGCTCATTGGAGTCGTCAGTGTCAACGTAATCGTCGTCATCAGACTCTTGTGCCTCTATACCTTCAGACAGTTCTTCACTTTCATCGACAAGGTCGTCATCGTTGGGGCGGTGTACTGCCTCAATCTTTTCCGACTCATCTACGGTTGGCTCATCGCCTGATAACAGGCTTGCCACCTCATCAATCGCACTTCCGCGCTCTCCCTCATGACTTTGGGGGTGGGATTCACTCATGCGTTTCTCCTTCATTTGCTTTTTCTGCTAGCTCTCCAGTGGTTACTAGCGACTCAAGGAACTCTTCCAGCCGATGTAGCGCCTTCGCCTGTTCCCTTACTATGTAAACTTCCTCCTCGTGGCGTGGATCGCAGAACTGACCAAACAGTCGCTGCTTCTCTTCTTCCAGGTGTTCTTTAACCAGAGCCAACTCTGCTCTGGCCGCCCGTCCCCTCCTCGCTTCTTTCTGTAGATCCACCATTCAACGCATCCTTGTTGTCTTGGACATCCTTGTTTAAATCTCTCTTTGCTTGTATCTCCAACTCAGTCAGCTTCAATGCCGCCTGAGTCTTCATGTTCTGTAACTGGAACTCTTGCGCCTTGTTGTCCTTCGCCGCCTGTAGCGCAACCTTCAACTGCTCTATCTCTTGGTTGTACTGATTCTTCATGGCGTCGATCTGCGCCTTTAGCTGGCCGTTCTGCTGGGTTGCTTGCGCCTTGCCCATCTCAGCGTCGGCTACCTTCATCTGCGCCTGGACTGTTGCCTGCTGCATTTCCAGTTGCATAGCTTCTTTCTGCATCATTTCTTGAGCTTGCTGCTGCTGACCCTGTTGCTTCTGCTGGCCGAACATCTGGCCCTCTTGGCTATTAGGGTTATAGAAATATTTTTCAGCTTCGCCGATGTCACCCAGAGTGGTGATTTGATCGAGGGTGTTATAGACCTTGTTGTAATCAACCAGAGGCTGAGCAGGGTCTTGCATCATCTGCTGCTGTACACCGAGCAACTGCTGTAGGCCCATGATCTTCGCCTCATCGTTGGACGCGCCAGTGCCGACGCAAACCGTCATGCGGCTACGCTCTCCCCAGTCAGAGGGGTTAACGTTCATCCATTCCCCACGAAACTTGTAAGGCACGGTCGCCGTCTGATACCGGACCATGAGGTCACGGATGAGTCGATAGGCTGGGCGTATCCCGGTCTCGGCGATACTGCGAATCATCAAGCCGACCAGCATCTCTTTGGCAGACTGAATGCGCTCAACGCCGTGTGCCGACTCCTGGTTAACAAGGTTGGCCTGACCAGCCATGTCTGGGCTAACACCCACTCTTGAATCTTTTTGCGTATCGGCATACTGGAGCAACTGAAGCGCCTCGCCGCCAAAGAACGTGCCGCCTAGCTCCTGCACAGAATTGGGTTGTTTAGCGCGAATGATCCCGCCTGGTCGCGTAACCAACAGGTCATCAATGTTGACCGAACCCTCGGTCACAACCTTGATGCGGTTAATCGATTGATAGAACGAGTCAAGAGTCGATCGCAGTACAGCAGTCTTGGTGTCCTGCACCTGCTTTAATCGATCAAAGACCGATACACCCTCAAACTTGTGGGGCGTTGGAATAGCAGACATCGCCACGAAAGGCATCTCCGCAATCTCCTCGATGTCCAATATCTCGCTGGGGTTGCTCTCCCCAATAAAGGTGATCTTGCAGAACTCGCCGATACCGTCATCATTGATATCGATGTGCAGGTAAGCCTCGGTGACAACAATCTGCTTTTGGCTGTCGTCTAGGTCGAGGTCGCTGGAGTAGTAGTCTTCAGTGTCGCGCTCCAGGTTGTCATAGCCCGCACCCTCAATAATCTCAGGGTCGTAACCCGAAGCAAGCAGGTCAGAGGCAGTCCTACGGACTGTATGGGCGCAAAATCGTGCTTCGGTCAAATCAAGGCTGTCAGCATCATCTGAGACCCTAAACTCTTCCGCAGGCACTGCCTCTACCTTAACTTTGCCGGAGCGCGTAATTCGCGCAGCCGTGACGTTGGTGCCATCAGTCTCAGACCGCTCAATACTGGTCACTTCCAGCATCGGGTCGCCTAACAGCGCCTGTAATTGGTTTTCATCGACCCCGGCGTAATGCTCAACCACTCGCTCTGGGGTGTCGTCGAAATAGATCTTCCAGATGCCAACACCCGTCAATAGGGCATCCTTCGCCGCCTCATACAAGTTGAGGTAGCCGTTGTTTTCTTCAGAAAAAGCAAAGTGGGTTAGGTCGGTCTCTAGCTCGGCTTGATCTTCGTCCTGCGCGCTCATGGGCTGGAACTTAACGGCCTTGCCGGTCAGGCTCTCAACAAGATTTGGAAGCAGCCATTCCACCGCATCGCACACATCTGTGCTGACAACAGCAGAGCGGCCCATGATGCCACTGGGCGCTGGTAACTCGCCGTTATAGTAACGAGTGGCCTCAATCTTCTTTGCTAATAGCAAATCGCTGGAGGCGTTAGTCATCTCCCCCGCGATAATGCCCTTAATGTCGTCTTCGCTCATCATATGTATGCGGACTCTTTGTAGTCGATAGGGGCGCTCCACGAACCGTGTATGAAGTCCTGTACGCTGAAGCAATAAGCCATGGCGTCGGCAAGGTCGGGAGACGGCAAGCTAAGTGGTGGCTTCGCTCGCTCGGTCTTAGGCATTAACTGGATCTTCCCCCCTGCGTGGGGTTTGAGGGGCATTCGGCAGATTTCTGATCTGAGTTGCGATACAAGCGGGTGATCAGGATCGATAAAAATGAGTTCATCGGGATCAATATACTCACCGTCTTGCGCCTGATAAGTCTTCCAGAATCTTTCGCGAAGTCCCCAATAGGCTTGAGCGCGCCGGTTGAAAAAGGCGTCTCTGTTTTTGCGGTGGCCGTCGAAGAACGCTTCAGGGTTCTCAGGTGACTCTCCTCCTCTAAATCCTGTAATCGTAATATTCCGATTTCCAAGACTCCTCTCCACTTCTCTTGTAAGTCCAAGTCCAACGCCGTCTTGGTCGTAGACAAACGAGTCGCAATGGTGTCGGTCAACGTAGTCAATCGCCCAGTCCAAGCCTTCAGACGCGGTCCCATCGTGCTTGAGGCCCATGTCGAGGACTCTTGCTCCGTGTCTGACGACGACGGCTTTTGCGTCTTTTCCCGTGTCCGAAATGTCATGTCCACATACCCTCGCACCAGAGTCCCGATATTTGATTCTTTCTCCAATCTCCAACGCCGCGTCGAACCAGTCGGCCATGATGAGGCTGTTCTCAACTTCATCTAGGGTCTCCCCCTCCCAAATATGGTTGTACATGGCCACAGAGAGCGTTTTCTTGTCCCGCTTGCGCTCCAGTTCCAGTTCTTTTGGAAAATAGGGGTTGCCGTCATAGTTCACGCGGACAATGGTGTGCAAATCGTCCTGAAACAGCCCCTCAGACCGCAAAATCCCCTCTCGGCCCTTCAAAAAGGTCTCGGTGAAGGGGTCTGCCTGGCTGCGCGGGTTCGCACACATCAGAAAATAGGAACCAGCCTCACGAATAGTGGGGGTCAGTACCCTCAG